GCGTTGTTTTGGATAACCCGACACGCCTCGTTTCTTTGGACTTCATCCCGTTTCTCGGCTTCTGGTTCGGATTCATTATTTTAATCTTCATTTTGGCTGTCTATAGCCGCCCCAGACGCATAAGTGTTCGTGCATCGGGTTCCCTTTCAATCCTCCACGACCGTCGCAACACCCAGCTTCGCCGTGCATATTGCCAAGCCTTCGTCGTTTTCATCTTTTCTGACCCCATTTTCAAATTTTTGTATAATCCGCCCGTGTGGTGCAATCTTACTTTCTTTACGGTCCAATCCTTCTTTTCCTCAAAAGCGCTTGTGCTTCCGGCCTCAAGGCGTCGCCACGACTTGTCATATCACACTCGTGGTTACCAATTCGTCCAAGATCTTCTTTTCAACATCATTGGTTTTCCCCCGCTCGAGGAACAGGTTGATGCTGTCAGATGCTTGTTCGATCTTGCCGACCGTGACCCTAGTCGCAAGCCTGATTTTCTTTTTGACACTCAACCCCATTCTCAGCTCCTTTCTCCTTCGCAACACGAGCTTTTCCAACGTGTTCGTAGGCGTCGATGTTCACACGCCGACCTCATCATACAGGGCAATGCTGGTTGCTCCAAAACCACATTGTATCTCGCACTTGCCACGGTTTTCCCCGTGTTCGTCGTTGTTCCGAGCAACGAACTATTGGCTGACGTCGTTTCCCGGGCAGCTGTGCTTGGAGTCGATCTCCAAGCATCCACCCAACACCGTGTGTTCGACCAGGACGTCTCACATAGGATTCTGCTGGTTGATGAAGTATGGCTGTTGCCAGCCTGGCACGTTCGCGCCATATTTGCTTTATCGCCCAAGGTCGCTGCATTTGGTGATCCTTACCAGACCAATGACCTTGGTTTCGGTCAGACCGCTGTTTCTCGGTTCTCCCCTTCACCTTTGGAGAGAGTGATCGATCTTCCGACATCGTTCACCGTACCTAAAGACACCATGGCATTGGCTCATCGGCTCAATCTCGTCCCCGATCATTATCGCACGCTGTCCTCCGTTTCCATTTCCATGCACCGACTCGATCGAGCCGCCAACATCTACTGCCCTGTAATTACTGGATCTCGCGAATGCAAGGCCGGTATGTCTCATGACGAAGTTCGCACCATTGTGACCGCCCAAGGCGCCCGGTTTTCGTCTGCCGCCGCTCATATTTGCGGTCGTGATTTGTCCGTCCTTGAGCCATCTGGCACATTTGCGTCTGGTCAAAATCGCCGTCCCCTTCTTTGGACCTTGATTAGCCGGCACTCACACATGTTGTATCTCGATCTTGCTCCTGCTTTCTTTTCATCATTCGGTTTCATCGACCTTCCTGTCGCTATCGACAACGACGATATATTATATGTATCCGCTCCGCGCTTTCGTACTTATTCCGTGGCTGCAAATCAAGCCGGGCTTCATTTTGTGACCGTCACTCCAGTCACACTTTCTTGGCTCGCACCTACGTTAGTCCGTTTGTCGAAC